AATCTTCCGTTCTGGTACCAAACAATTTTTGTAGGTGTAATTGCTAGTGTGTATGGATTGAAAGCTACAGATTTGATTAAGAGAAAATAGTGAACTTTGTACTTAATTTAATCTTATGCTCTGGTGTATCAAATACTTGCCTACCACCTTATAGATACCCTGATTTATTTGTTGATGGCTATTCTTGTATGATAGCTGGAAACACAGAGTCTATTCTTAAACTAGAAGAAATAGGCTATGAAGATGTTAATAAAAACAAAATCTTCATTAAGTTTATGTGTAACGAAGAAGTGAAACCTAAAATCAACACTTAAAAGAATTTTTAGAATAGGATATGATCTTTTGATCATGATTTGATCTAATCAAATGGGATAGTGGTGGGTAATCAATTGACTAACTTATAGAGTTCTACATTCATGATAAATGTGTTATAAGTATATTAACACAATGCTATGAATAAAAAATTTGAACTTAATAAGTATTTTATAAGTATCTTTGAAAGTGTTAATTTTAAAGGTGCCAGAACTGATACTCTATTGATTACAAATCAATTGCTCTACCAACTGAGCTACAAGGGCAGTAAAAAAAACCTTATATATAAAGCCAAAATGAATTTCAATAGATTCGTTTTGGCTCTTTTTTTATGTCCGAAATACAAGGAATCATCAAAAAATCAACTAGAAGTTATAAGTTTTTTATAAGTTTTTATGGTGAATTCTTTATATTTTAGTCAATTGATTGGAAAATCAAGCCTTTTTAAGTCAAATGATTTGTTGATAATAGTGTTAATACTATGTATAACATCGTTATAACTTACAAAAGGAGAGAGAAATGGAGTTAAATTTAAATAGAGTACCTATTAAAGATAAAAAAGGTAACGTCAAAATGTATTGGCGTTGGAACTATATAGGTGTAAATAATAAACCTTTAGCAATTACAAAAATAAATAAAGCTAAAGTAAAAGAAAAAGCACAAACAATAATTAAAGAGATAGGTTTTATAAAGACTAGCACTCATGAAGTATTATTAAATGAGGCTTATGATTCTTTTGAAAAAAGACTTAAATATAAAATAAGAGAGGGTGTAATAGAGGTTGGTCATGCAAGAGATTATGGTAGTTTTTATGCTAATCACATTTTGCCTTACTTTAATAATGTAGATATTAGAAATTTAGGTGAGCAAGAAATAAATGGTTTTGTTAAATACCTAACCGACAAGCTATTTAAAAACGAATTAAAAGCTAAAACTATTAGAAAAATATTTAATACGTTATCAGCTATTTTACAAAATCAAGTTGATCCACCAAATAGAAAGATTAATCGTAATATTTGTAAAGACGCTAATTGGATGACTATGGTTGTTACAAGTAGAACAAAACCAGAACGTATTGATTTTGATTATTGGAACATGGATTTAATGAAAAATATAATCCACAATATTCCTAGATATAAAGTTCAATTAATATGTAAAATTTTATTAGAGTGCGCTTTAAGACCTAGTGAGGCTAGATGTTTAACTATTGATGACTTGCTAAACTTTGATGCTAGTTCTAATTTACCACCAATTATTGATATTAATAAATCAGTTAAGAGTGGTACTAAAAAAATTGGTGATCCAAAAACTGATAATGGTTTTAGACAATTAGTAATCTCTAACGATTTAAGGGATGAAATTAATAAATATGTTAAAACCTTACCAAAAGATCAAAAACATTTATTTTTAGATAAAACAAACTCACCAATACGCCTAGAAGCCATTATTAGAGGCATGGATAAGAGTTTAAATAAATTAGACCTTACGTTACCAATTAAACGGAAAGGGTACTTCTGGCGTCATTATACGGCTAGTTTTTGGGCTTATACTTCTAAATATAAGAACGCTATTGATTTGGCCAAAGCACTTGGAGATAAGTCAATAGATTTTGTTCAAGAAAACTACATAGCTTTATATCTCAAGAGTGAGAAAGAAGTTGAGAATGTAGATTATCAAAACAAACACTTTAATTGGAAATAATTATTTATACCAATACTTATCGTAGTTCTCTGAATTATAGAGAACTACATCCCATTCAATTTTTCGTTTAATACTTTTTCTAGCAAATTCTCTAGCGTCTTTTTCTAAAGAAAATATAGTATTGGTAAAGCTAGTAAATTTATCTTTAGGTTTCCAAATTACAAAATACATAAAAAAAAAGAGAGGGAACTTTTAAATCCCCTCTCATATTTCACAACAAAATTAAGAACAATAATTGTTCTTCACATTTAATGTTAAACACTCATATTCAATTCCTCTTTGTTAGCAACTAAAGAGGGAGCAATAGTTGAGGAATTATTAATAGGTGGCTTAACTTGACCTATCAATTTTGTTACGCCATTTGTAAAATAAGTTAATGGCAAATTAAAAAAATTACTAATTTGTAAGAGTCTTATAATTGATGTTCCATTTTGGCCTCTCTCATACTTCTGGATCTGTTGAAACGTAACTCCAATTGATTTTGCTAGTTCGGATTGGGTACAAAGTCTTTGTTTTTTAATTGTATGGCTAGTAGTAGTTGACGTTTCTGGAACATGAATTAATATTTCTCTATTGTGTCTTGCTTCTTTAATTTTATTTCCAATGATTTTATTAATCTCTACATCTAAAGGCGTTTTTGATTTTATTTTATATTTTCTTTTTTCCATTCTTCCTCTCTTTTTTTAGAGCATATTATCCCTATTAAGTTTATTTCAACTTCTAGTATTCAAGTGAAAAATCTAATTAAGAACTAATTCTAAATTCTCTTTTTGATTCTTCTTCAAAAATTTTAGAACTAATTTCAGCAATCCTATTTTTCTTTTTCTGGACCAAGTTTTTGAATTTATTCATCTTTCTTGATTCCTCCTCCTGCTGAAGCTTTAGTTCCAATATTTTCTTTGGATTCATCTTGCTCCTTATTTTTTAATGTTATTTTGGATTTTTCAAACTTAATATCCAAAACATCTATTTTGGCCGACTCACTTGGCCTATCTGATTTCACAGCTAATTCTGTGTTATCAAATTCTTCTTCAAACTTTGTTTGAATTTCATAAAAACTTTCTTTAATTACTTCATCACTCATCTTCTAAAATCCATTGTTGAATAACTTTTATTAACTTTAAGCATTGATATTTTTTCTAATTGATCATCGCTTAATTCAATATTTCGTTGCGCTTGATTACTTTTGCTAATCAAGTTTAACTTGTAGAGTTCCGATATAATTGCACCAGCTCTAGCCCTAGAAAATTTAAATTTGCGCCCAATCTCTAGGTACGTTGGGCTATATTCATGTTCCTTAATAAATTTTTTAATAAATTTAAGAACATCAAGCTTGATAGCCGATAAATATATATGTCCATTCTTCATTCTTTTTCCTTAAATAAGTTTGTTACGTTTTCTTGTGTTTGGTTAATATCGTTACCATCTTCTTTAAGAGCCTTTAGATAATTTAATAATTTTTTTAAATACCAAAGACACTTTTCTAAATCCATAATGATACTATCTATTGAAGTTCCATGTTTTGCACCAAAACGAAAAAGGTGCTTTAAACCAGCACCCTTTAAGTAACCAATATTTTCTTCATGAGTTTGTTGACTCATAATTGCATCGCAAGTTTGAATGGATTTTTTGTAATGATCAGGATTAACGCTTTCCATTAAAAAGGAGTCTCCTCTTTAGTATGGGGATCACTTAACTTAATACTTATGTCAGGTTGAGTGTCTTTAGTTTTATCGGTATTTAACCAAGCCGCAGCTTGTTTTGGCTCTCCTCCTATTGTGGCTTTGCCAGTGTAGTGAGGATATTTAGTTCCAGCTTTATCGGTTTCTCTTGGTTGACGCTTCCACAAAGCAATTTGATTATCGTATTTATTATCTGCCATTTGATTTCCTAGTTTGTATTTGTGATTTTAATTTGTTGTATTCATTAGCAACTCTCACATCCTCAATAGGATCGCTATAAAGTTGATCTAATTCTTCTTTGTACTCTTTACCTAAAACTTGAATCCCTTGTTCAAATTTATTTACAGTTGGAGATAGTTCGGCTTGTTTTTTTAGCTTCTCTATCCATTCTTTAGCAAATTCTTGAGTGTTAATTTTTTTATTAACTACTTCTTTTTTAACTTGAGTAACTTGTTTTGTTTCTTTTTTTTGTGGTTTTAAAAAATCTTCCATTTCTTCGGCTGTGGCGATTTCATCACCAAACAGACCCATAAAACTTAATGCTCTACCACAAGAAACTGTGGACTGTTTCTCAAATTCTTTATCGGCATTTTTCATTTGCTTTGACAATCCTGTAGCAACAATTTTATCGTCTAAATAGATTTCGGTTTTAAATTTATGTGATCCATTAGGTAGATCAAAACTATCGGTAATGATTCTTATTCTTTCACCAAAATATTCTCTTACAAATTTTATTCTATATCCTACGGTTAAGTATTTTCCTTTAGCACCTAAATTTGCATAATCTTTATCATCTATGCCATCCCTAAATTGTTGTATTGCGTCTCTCAAAGTTCTTTCTTTCATAGTTGTCCTACCTCTCTCAATTTTTTTGTTGGATTTTTTATTTGTTCTTCTAGTTCTTCAATTTTTTTATTTTTATTTTGAATTTCTACTCTTAATTGGCCATTCTTTTTTTGGTGCGCATTATTAATTACTTCCAAATCTTTAATTCTTTGGCGTAAAGGTTTTATAATTCCTTGTTCACTACTCATAATAACTTCTAAATCTTTCTATGATGTCAGGTGTTATGCCTTTCCACCAAAAACCATTTTTTCTAATTTCACTAAAGTCAGGTTTGCAAAGTAAAGCTAGAGTCTTCATATCACCATCGGCTAACTCTAATTTCTTTTCCCAACATTTTTGATATAAAATTAATTCATCGTAGTAATGTTCAAGATTTTCTTTACTTAATTCTATGCAATTGTCAGGGGTAAAAATTGTATAATCACTATCACTAGCATAAGTTAAAAATGGTGTATGTGTTGGCAAGACTTTAGAGTACAAAGCTATTTGCAAACAATCGCTATGGAATGGTACTTTAGGTGTTTTCTTTTTTGTATATGAATATCCATTTTTAGTTTTAATTAATGTTCCAAATACATTTTTAATATCTCCAAAATGAGTCTCTCCAATTAAATCTACATAACATAAAAAATATGTTGAAATTCTTGAATCCCAATGTGTGAATTCTTTTTCATTTTCCCATTTTTGCTTGGGTAAAGTTGCAATATTTTTTAAATGATTGCTTGAAATAGCACCCATATTTTTGATAATATGCTCAAATTTAATTTTATCTTTTTCGTCAGTTCCTTTAAAATTATCTATTCTCTCTTGTATCTTTTTGATCATTCTAAAATTTCCTCAATTGTTTTATTTTCGCATAAAGCCATTTGCACAACCTCATGAGCAATAGTACCCCCTGTAAATGAACTATTAGATGGAAGATTCATTTTTTCTTTTGGTGTTAAGACTATGTAATTTCGGAAACGGATATCGTCAGGGATTGTGTTTTGGCTTTTAGAAGTGTGTTTTAAGCCAAATTTTGTATAACATTCTCCAATTTGTCTTGGTCGATTCGTCATATAAGAAACTTATAACGATAATATATAGAAAATGCAATAGTATTATAATCTATTGCTAATATTATTTTTTAGGTTTTATAACCCAATGATTGTCTTTAGGATAAGCAATACCCTCAATTTTAGATGAAGATTCAATATCAATATTAGTTACAATATCGTTTATTTTTTTATTAGAAATAGCCGATACATCTTCAACATTATATTTTCCATTAGATTGAGGAATTAACCATCCATAATAAAGTGTTTTAGTTTTTCTTTGTCTTACTATGGAAAATGTATAATCGGCATCAGTTCTTATTAAATCCAATGGTTTAATAAATCTTACGGCACCTTTTAAATAACCTTGTTTAATTATAACGGCTGAATGATTGACCCAATTTTCACTTACTTTTAATGGCCAAATTTCTTTAAGTTTTCTTTCTCTTATTTGACCATTTTGCATAAAATCACCAATGACCTTTATAATACAACTCCTAGTAATAAAATGAGTAGAAGATAAATGAGGTAAGCCATTATATCTTTTTTTATTAAAATATTCGGCAAATAATTCGGATAGTTCTAATAAACCAAAATTATGAGGATCGGTACTTTTTTTATTAATTAACCTAGACCATTTAACTTTCCAATTATTAAAGTCTTTAATTTTTTTACCTAAAGTTTCTCTTAATAATTGATCTCTTGAAACCTTATGTAAAGTTAATTGCTCATCCAATTTATCTTTTTGAAATATGCTATCCATATTAGTCTTTTCTACCTCAAACATACACTCTCCTTTATCATTTGTCTATTATATCTTTGTTATAGGTATATTATAACAAATAATAATTGCAACATAATATTTTATAGTTATAACATTATTATCATTTATGAGTTTAAAGGAGATAAAATACCGAAATCATAAGGCCAAGATAGTCAAATTAACTAGGAAACAAGCCATAAATGATGGCATTTGGGGTTATTACGATCCAAACGAATCTACCATAGCGATTCAAGAAAATTTAAATAATTACACTTATTTAGATACTTTACTCCATGAGATAGCGCATTTTATCGCTAACAAATCATCGATTCGTTTAAAGAATTTAGGTGAGGAGGGAATCGCTACTTTTATAGGAAGTGAATTTTCTAAAGTATTTATCCAAAATCCTAAATTAGTTTCTTTAATTAAAAGGTGCATCAAAAAATGAAAACCTTTTTAATTTTAGTTTTGTTTAGTCATCCAAATTTAATTTACGAAAAAATAGAAATTAAAAATTTTACAAATTGTGATGATGCTTTTGAAAATAAAGCAACTTGGTATGACAACCCTAAATTTAAAGAGGGTGATTACGAACTTTGGGGATTTTATATTTATAATAAAAAACAAGTCGTAGCTTCTTATTGCCAAGACGAAAAAGGAAATTGGCTTTTATGAAAAAAATAACATTAGACCTATATGAATTAATGACCGCAGCTCAAAATGGTTTAACAAGAGTTTTTGAATCTTTAAGAATGGGTCATGAGTGGGGTCATGGGTATAAAAGTTCTTTAAATGAAAAAATTGCTAGATCAATTAGTGGGTCTAGCGCAGAGTTGAGTTGCGCTAAATATTTAGGAATAGAATTTACTTATCATGTTAATCATGGCAACAACCCTGATCTTGTATTTCATGATTTACATTTACAAGTACGTTGCCAATTACCAAAAGAAAATAATGGTTTAATCATTAGACCTAAAGGTGCAAAGCCAAACGAAATTTATATTTTAGCCATAGACAAATCACCAATTTACGAAATTTGTGGATTCATTAATAGTAGTCATGTTTTAGGAACAAATAAATATTTAACTAATTTAGGAAACAACCGACCGAAATGTCATTACATCCCTAAAGATATTTTAACCCCAATAGAATTATTAAAAGATGGTAAATGGAATTAATCCCAACAAAATAAATATTTATGGCGACCAAAGAGTTTGTTGTAAGTGCAAACAAAAAGCTGATGTGGTTGAGCAAAATAGGGATTATTGCGCCGAACACTATTGTCAAAAATCAACAGGGCTAACACTAGATCAATTAAAACAAGAAATGCAAAAGTTAAGGTTTAATAAACATGACTAAAATTTTAATTGATAAAAAATATAAAATTATTTATGCCGATCCCCCCTGGTATTTTAAAAGCTATTCAAAAAAAGGAGAAGATAGAAATGCTACAAAACATTATCCATGTATGGAATTTGATGATCTATTGGGTCTTAATATTAATGATATTGCTGATGTGGATTGCATATTGTTTATGTGGGTTATTGATCCTTTACTTGAAAAATCTTTTGAACTTCTTAAAGCATGGGATTTTAAATTTAAGACGGTAGCTTTTACATGGGTTAAGGAAAATAAGTCTAAAGGTTTTTTTACAGGGATGGGTTACTACACTAGGGCTAACCCAGAAATGTGTTTATTGGCTACTAAAGGCCATCCAAAAAGAATTTCAAAAAGTGTCAAACAATTAGTGGTGGATGTTAGGAGAGAACATTCAAGAAAACCTGATTGTGTAAGAGATCGCATAGTTGAATTATGTGGTGATCTTCCAAGAATTGAACTTTTTGCAAGACAAGATTTCACACACAAAGGCTGGGACAATTGGGGGAATCATTTTGAGTGAGAAAGAACAAAATAATCTTTTTGGACAAGAGGAGTTACAAGAGGATTGGAGAAAAGAGTGGGATGGGATGCCAGAATTTGAGCAATACACTAAAGAGGCTTACCATAAAATAATAATAAGATTTGCAAATGAGGATGACTTACAAAGTTTCGCCAAAATAATAGGGCAAGAACTAAATAATAAAACAAAAAGTATTTGGCATCCTAAACTTAAATTTGCCAATCATTTTAACAAAAGGTATGTAAAAGATGAATCCTAAACACCCTATTTATGTCATTAGTAAAGGTAGATGGGAGTCTAGATTAACTTCTAAAACATTAGAGAGAATGGGAGTTCCTTATCATATCGTTGTTGAGCCTCAAGAATACGATGAGTACGCTAAAGTTATTGATCCTAAAAAGATTTATACTTTACCATTTTCTAATTTAGGTAAAGGCTCAATCCCTGCAAGAAATTGGGTTTGGGATCACTCTATAAGCATTGGTGCTAAAAAGCATTGGATCATAGATGATAATATTTATGATTTTTATAGACTTAATCGTAACGCTAAAAACATAGTACAAACTGGGGCAATCTTTCAGGCCGCGGAGGATTTTGTGGATCGCTACGAAAATGTTATGATTAGTGGGTTTAACTATTGTAAGTTTTGTATCGCTAGTGAAAAATATCCTCCTTATCTTTTTAATACTAGAATCTATTCGACTATTTTAATTGATAATCGTTTAGATTTAAGATGGAGAGGAACTTATAATGAAGATACTGATTTATCTATAAGGTGTTTAAAGCTTGGATATTGTACTTTACAATTTAACGCCTTTTTAAGTGAGAAAGCTACTACCATGAGACTTAAAGGTGGTAACACAGATTCAATCTATAAGAACGATGATTTAGATTATTTAGATGGCGTTATGGCCAAATCAAAATCATTACAAGAACAACACCCTGATTGCGCTAAAGTCGTTTGGAGGTTTAATCGGTGGCATCACTTCGTAGATTATTCGATGTTTAAAAAGAATAAACCTATTAAGAAAAAAGATTTAATTATTCCTAAAGGAATTAATAACTATGGCATGACTCTTAAAGAGGTGGCTATATGAGTTGGACTTTTGAGAAAGTTGATATTGAACTCTTGGACAACCTTAATCTTAATAGTCATGAGAAACTTTTATTTATCCTTATAAGTAGATTTAAGAATGTTAAAAATGGAATTAACATTACTAATTCTTATTTAATGAAAAGAACTGGGATTCAATCTAAAGTAACATTAAGGAAATATCTTGATCGCTTGGCTAATTTTGGCCTTGTTGCTAGGAATCAACCTCACTTTAAAAAACCTAATAAATTTACTTTTGATAAAAACCAAATGCAAGAATTTATTAGAACTAATAATGGGAGACGAAAAAAGATGTCTAAAATTATGAAAGCTACAAAATCACAACAAAAAACTTACTCACATAATATCAACATTGGAAAGGTTATACCTATTAAAAAGAAAATTTAGGGGGTCAATTTTTGACCTCATCAGGTCAATTTTTGTACCTCTTATATAGAGATTAATTAATAGAAAATAATATATATGGACTATAAAGAAAAAATAAAAAAAGTTGTTGGTAGTTTTGTTAAGAATCATAATTTTGTTTATAAAAAGGCAAAAGATTCTAGAATTAAAAATAGAAAACAACATGATTTAAATAAAAAAACAAAGCAATTACAAAAGTCTCTTTCTAAAGATAGATTTAACCAATATTTAGATTCACTCTATAAGGAAGATCCAGATTCAACCTATAAGAAAGATTGTGATTCAACCTATAAGGCTTCAGATTCAACCTATAAGGAGAATAATTAAATGATTACTTCAAGATTAACCATAGATCAATTAGATCGTTTCTTAATGGTTACAAGTTGGGTAGATGATAAGTTACCTCCTATAAACAATAGAAGAGTCCCTCTTATGTTTAAATTTTTAGATATTAAGGAGACAAAAGAATCATTAAAAAATTCGGACACCCCTAGTGCTAGACTCAAGATCATTCCAACATCAAAACAATTAAGTATCTATGAGTTTATTACTTGTTTAATGGTAGACGCACGGCCGTCTACTAGGGAACTCCTCTATCTTCGTAACTTTCCTCATAGAAAATCTTATAGGGCTTTAAAACGCCTCTATTTAGATTGTAGCCATGAAAAGCTTCGCTATCTATACAATAGAGCGCTTGTTGAAGTTTGCGATCTAGCCAATAAAGACTTAAAAAAATATCTTTAATTATT